AGGAGGTCGTCGTCGGTGAGGTAGGTCAGGGGGGCGAGGCTGCGCTCGGGGTCCACCTGGAGGTATCGGCAGTCTCGGAGATCCTGCCCGGTCGCGTCTCGGAATTGGCGGATGCCCTCGTCGAGATCGGCCTCGCCGTTGGACCGCACCAGGTTGTTCAGGCGGACAAAGTGGTCGAGGTACAACTCCATCGGCCAGACTGTCGAGCCGTCCACATGGGCGAATTGGACTGGCCCCAGCGTGCCGGTCGCGTCCAGGATGCCCCGGATCATGTTCACACACACTCTGTCGAGCGCGAGGTGGTCCTCTGTGCATTTCACCAGCACGGCGCCGAGATTCGTGTCGTAGAGCGGGTGCGGCGCGTCGATGATCTGGGCGATGGCGTCGCAGCGCGCTTCGAGGTTCGGCACCTGGGTCGAGTCGAAGCGTGGGTCGAAGTGCCGACGGTGAACGATCTGCCAGCCTGGCCGGTTGCGGCGACCGTCGTGGCGGCGACAGACGGAGCGCACCTGCTGGCGGCGCGTGCTGTGGATCGCCACGTTCAACAACGAGCTGGACGAAATTGTCCGTAGCAGCTCGTGCGAAAGGAGATCAGCGGGTTTGCCGCGCCCGTACTGGACCACGCGACGCGACCGCTCGCTGTCGGCCATGTACTCGGTGGTGCGCGGCAGAACCATGACCTTCGGCCTGGCGGGCCGCTGGATGCGCTGCTCCACGGCCTTGAACGCCGGTGCGAGCGCGGCCATGAGAAACTGTGCGAGCCGGGGGTCGATGGCCTGCGCCGAGACGTCGGCGGGGGCACTCCGGCTCATGGGTTGACCCGCCGCGTCGAGCAACACTGTCCACCCCTACTCGGTCAGCGGCCCCGAATGACGTAGTGGAGCACGCTGTTGTTCGCGGCGATGGCGGTGCCCAGAGTCACGTTCCGACCGGACACCGTGACACCCGCGGCGGCCACGAACGTGGTCGTGCCGTCGGCCGCGATTTTCTTCGCCTTGGCCGCGGCCATGCTGGCCGTCCACACGAACGTCACGTTGAGAGTGACGTCGTGGACGGTCACCTCTTCCACGACCTCGAAGTCGGCGAGCCGCGTGTTGACGGTATCGGCGACGACGCCCGCGTCGGCGTCCACGGCCGGGCCCAGGACGATGGCCGCACCGGCGGTCGTCTGGGTGCCGTAGGCGGAGACGTTCGCGTTGGCGAGCACGCGCCGCAGGGTGTCGGCGAGCGTGCCGCCGTCGGCGTAGGGGAAGCTGGGATTCGACCCGACGTTGTTCAGGCGGTCGATGTCGGTGGAGGCGGTGTTGCCGGTGGTTCGCATCTGCTCGGGCTCCTGAGACTGTTGTGGGGCGCTGTGCAGTCGGAATGTACGGCGGGGGGTCGGCGCGGTCAACGGGCTCAGAAGTACGCGGCGCGCACCTTGCGGCCCTGGGGCAGTCGAGTCCAGGCGATGTGGCAGAGCAGGTCGGCGAAGAAGAAGTGAGGATCGGACGCATCGCCCTTCAGGGTCAACGGGCGTGGCCGTCCCGGCGCTCGGGCGAGCTTGGACCAGTGGACCTTGACCACGCCGGTCTGCTCGGCGATCTCGACCCCGTCGGCGCGCTTCTCCTCGCTCACCTTGCGCTTCGCCATGCGTTGCAGGTGATCGTGGTAGAGGTCGTCGCAGACTGACGCGACGAACTCTCGGCCGTACGGGTCGAGCACCTTCTGGAGCAAGGTCTTCTTGTTCGGCGTCTCGACCTGCCGGTCGGTCCACGCCTGCGCCATCAGGTCGATGGCCCTGCTCCGGTGGATGTTGACGCTGTGCTTCACCTTGAAGGCGCTCGCGGTCTTCTTGTCCTTCTCGGCCTCCTGGCCGTCGGAGCGGTCACCCCACTTGATCACGCGGGGGTCGGTGTTGTTGTTGGCGTAGGTCACGAGGAACACACGCCCCTTGTGGGCGTTCGCGAAGGCGAGCGCGTCGTTGTAGTTGGGGTTGGGCTCGACGCAACAGATGCTCACGTCGTACTCGCGCATGAGCTGCGCGCCCCGAACCCACGGGTCCTCTGCCCAGACCACTTCGAGGTGAACGACGCGGCGCTTCCCCGCCGCGGTGCGTGAGGAGATGACGTAGTAGTTGTTCTGGCCCATCTGGTCGATGCCCATGCAGGTGTTCTGCACGTCGCCGGGCTCGGCCCAGAGCAGATCCTCGTTGGCGCATGCGTCGAGGATGTCCTGTGTGATCGGCACGCTGTCGGCGTCCATCCACATCTGACCGAGCACCGATCTGGTGAACTCGCCGCGGTCGCTGTCCGGCCGAAAGAAGGCGTCGGCGATGCTGTCGATGGGCTGCTGCGTCATGAGCTGCGTCGGGTTGTATCCCGGGAAGCGCCCGCTCTCGTTGTGCGCGACCCACCGGCCCGCGCTGCGGTCCACGATGCGGTGGTCGCAGCGCGGGCAGTAGAGGTAGTAGCGGTCCTCGCCTTCGGACGGGCTCTTGACCTCTCCCAGGCAATTCGGCCAGGCGTCCGGGAGCACGATGCCGTCCCGGCACCGGCACGCGTGATGGAATCGGTACTGTGTGCTCTGCTCCCAGCGCACGTCGAGGGCGTCGCCGGGCATGCCGGCGGTCGATGTGTAGGCGATGGTCCCCAGGGCGCTCGCCATGATGCGCTTTTCCACGCGGTCCACTCGGGCCGGGTCCATGAGGCGGACCTCGTCGAGGAGGAGCCGGTCGAGGGGGAACGCATCGACGCCCTGCCCTTGCATCCACCCGAGTAGAACCCACGAGGGCCCGATTCGCTTCAGGTTGTACGAGTCCTGCGTCTTGGCGACGGCGTTCTTGGTCTCCCCAAGATCGGCCGGCCTGGCGTCTCCGCATGCAAGCCCTGTGCGCTCGCCCACCGCGGTCAAAATGGACTTGAACCGGGCCTGCGAGAACACCCGGACCATCTCCTGCGTCGGCAGGTACATGCCGATCCAGACCCCGCGCCCGGCGTAGTAGTCGAGGTGGGCCAGCGCGGTGATCAAGTAGAAGTCCATGATGCTCTTGCCGACCTGCGCGGCAGACATGACCACCAGGCGACGCCCCATTCCGTCGCGGTAGATGGGGCGCCAGAACTCGCGACCACGAAAGGTCAGCGGGCGGCCCACGTCGGTCGGGATCTCGGTCGGGATCAGTTGCTCGACCCACTCCAACGGGTTGCACGTCTGCGACAAGCGGTGCCGGAGTCGGTGCAGATCGTCCTGCCCACGGTACAGCGTTGACGCCTCGCGCAGCGCGGCGGCGAGGCCGTGCTCGACGGCAACGCTCATGCGCGCGCCTTCGGGCCCTGCTGTCCGTCGAGCTGAATCGCGAGGGCTTCAAGGCGCTCGGCCACCCGCACCGCGATGTCCTCGCGGGCGATCTTCGAGTCGCTCGCGACCTCGCGCACGATGTTGAGGATCTGAAGGAACATCGCAACCACCTGGCCGCGGGTCAGGGTGTCGGAGCCGGCTACGAGCAACTTCTCCCGGTTCAAGATGAGGTTGCCCAGCTTGTCGAGGATGGTCACGGACGACTGGAGCCGGCGAATCATGTCCACGGCGAGCCCTACGCGATCCTCACCAGTCGCCGACTCCAGTTCCTTGACGTCGATGGCGTACTCGATTTGGTCGGAGCGTTCGAGCGCCGCCCAAAGTCGAGCGGCCACGGCGTTCAGGTTCCAGAGGTCAGCCTTCCTCTTGAGGTAGTCGCTGATGGTCTCCCGGAGTTGCGTGTGCGCCTTCTTCGCGTAGAGCCCGCTCTTGAGGGCGGCGCTTCCTGGGTCTTTGCGCTTGCCCTCCCGCACACGCTTCGCGGTCCCGGCGCCGTGCATCGGGCAGACTGGGTAGCCCTCGCGCGCCCACCGTCCGCATGGCGAGCCGTCTTTCTTATGCGCTGTACATTTCTCTCGTGGGCGTTCTTTCTTTGCCACGTTCGTTCTCCGGTTGGTGTCAGGCGCCTCGGATAGTAGCATTCACCCTCAACTGCCGGAGGCTGCACGATGAATGCGCTCACCCTGAACGACCTCGTCGCGGCCGGGCTGCCCACGTTCGACCTGGCGGTGTCCGGCACTCCGAACCGGCCCCGTGCATCGGCCCCCAAGGGCGTGATCGTCCACACGCCGGGCACACCCTTCGCGCAACGCGCGTGGATGACCGCGCAGGCGGCGAACGGTGGGAAGAAACCCGCGCTCGCTGAGTTTGATCGCGCGGCGGCTCGGCGCTTCGACGCGGCTCAGTTCCAGCCCGGCTACTTGCTCGGGCAGACGGGGGCGGTCTTCATCTTGGAGTCCGACGCGAAGCGCACGAATCACGCGGGGAAGCTCGGCGGCGATTCCCCGGTGCCCAACGTCTACGCCTCCGGCGCCTGGCGTGACTGGGCGAGCCCTTCGGATGGCTCGGGGTGGCAGAAACACGGCCGGCCGGGGCACCAGGTCTACGACTTCTGGGACGCTGCTTGGCCTGGCGCGGTGACGCCTCTCGAAGTCTATCCCTGGCGCGACGCGCCCAACGACTGCATCGGCATCGATCTGCTGCCCGACCCGAACACCGGCGAGTACACCCCGGCGCAGCGGTCGGCGTTCGTCCGGCTCGTGCGCCTGCTCTCCCAGGCCCACGGCTTCCCGCTGGACGCTCGGCACGTCACTACGCACACCCTGGCCTCTCCGGTCGAGCGCGGTACGGTGAAACGGAACACGAAAATCATCGGGCGCCACTGGGACCCCGACGCGCGGGTGTGGCCACACGCTGAGGTCCTCGCGGAGTTGGTGTCGTGAGTGGGCCGGCGGTGCCTCGCCTCGCGGGGATGAAGAAGCTACTCGCGTTCGCCTCGACGACGGTCTGCGCGACCATCTTGCAACTTCAGGGTCAGTTCGATGCGACCATCGCCACGTTCCTCGGCGGCGTCTTCGCGGCCTACGTCAGCGGGAACGTGGGTGAGCATTTCGCCTCGGCGCGCGCGGCGCGGATTGCCCTTCCTCCCTTGCCGGTGCGGCCCAACGGCGCGCGACCCGCGCCCGCGCCTCCGCCGGCCGAAGTCACGGCCCCCAAGCACACACCTGCGGTGCATGCGGCCCTCGCGGCTGGCATCGACTTGGGCGCGCTGCGGCGCGAACTGTCGAGTCTGGATGGTGGCCATTGAAGTTCCTGCAAGCCCTCGGCGAACTGCTCGGCCTCGCGCGGAAGGCGTCCGCGGACGATGCAGCGGACGATGACGCCCAGCGCAGGGCGAAGGAGGCGGCCGGCCGGGTCGAGGCGGACGCGACTGCCGTTTCCGCGCTCATCCTGCGACGCATGCGCTCTCCGTGCATCCCCTGTCGTGGAGCGGGGTACATCGACGGGGCGATCTGCGCCCGTTGCGTGGGGTCGGGCAAAGAGCCGGCGGGGTCACGATGAAACGCTTTGTTGTTGCGTGTGTGGTGGTCGCCTGCGAGGCGCTCTCCGTGCCAGCCCAGGCTCAAGCGCCGGCCCAGACTCAGGCGGAGATCGTCGTGCCTCCGGGCTGCGCGGCCGTCCTGGCGGCCCCGGAACCGACCACCATCGACGGCATGCGTGACCTGCTCCTGTGCGAGCGGCTTACGGCGGCCAGCGCCCTTCAGCGCGCGGCGGCGGGCGCGCGCGAGGTCCAGGCGGCGCTCGATGCGCACGACTCGCCCAGTCGCCTCGTGTGGCTCTCCGTCGGGGCTGCTGCGGCCCTGGCGCTCGTTGTAGGCATCGGGGGATGTCCGTGATAAACCTGCTGCTAGACGCTGTGAGTGGGGGCAAGAGCGTGCTTGCGCGACTGGAAGGAAAACTAGACGCGCAAAATGAGCGACTGTCGGCGATCCAGGTGGATGTCGCGGCGCTGAAGGCGAAAGACGGCGAGGCGGGCGCGCGGCACTCCCACTTTTGGAAGGAAGAGTGGCCCGCGGTGCGCCAAATGGTGCAGGAGACGGCGCGCCAGCTCGCAGTCACGGTCGAGGTCGTCGGGGGACTTGCGCGCAACGTCCAAGAACTCCAGACGCGCATGGACCGCGGCGAGGGGCAGATCGCGGAGTTGCGCGGGCTGCAAGAGTCGGTTCGCCAGCTCCGCGACACCGACGGCAAGGTGGCGACCGAGGTCAGCAAGTTCTCGACCGAGTTGGACGCGCTCAAAACGACCGTGACCCGGTGGGGCGGCGGGTTGGCGGTCGTGATCGCAGTCGCCACGGTCGTCTGGGCGATGCTGCCCTTTCGCGTCGTCACCTCGGACGGTCCCGCCCCGGCCCAGATTCAGCCTCCGGTCTACGTCATGCCTCCGCCGGCTGCACCGACGGCGGAACCGCCCCGGGGTCGCGGGCGTTGAACTGCGCGAGGGCCTTGCGGCCCTTGTCGGTCACGAGCCAACGGTAGGTTGTGGCGAGTCTGCCAAGCTCGAAGCGAATTTCGAGCAGATCCATGCGCTGAAGCGCGAACCGTGTCCGCTCGGCGCCGGTGCGCTTGGCGCCGGTCCATCCGTCGGGGATCGGTGCCTGCTTCTGCGCGACGCGGTTCAACATTTCAACCTGCTGCGGGCTCAGGCGTCGCATGTCGGCGGCTCCTTCTTGGCGTTGTGAAAGCCGATCACGGCAAAACCGGCGCGAGAACGTAGTTGCACACGAAGTCGAAGTCGCCTTCGGGGGTGTCGTGTCGGTCTACCTGCATCGCGTACTTCACCGGGATGAGCCGGCCGTACTCAATATCCCCGACGGCATCATGCCACCCTTCGGACGATTCATCGCGGTAGCCGGAGAGTACGGCCTCCGCGTGGGCCTCCGCCTCCGCCTCCGTCTTGAACCGCTCGTATCCGTCTTCCGGGTCGTAGGTGTACCACTCGCCAGGGTTCCCGGCCGCGGGCGCGACGGGCGGGTCGATGACGGCGAGACCCAGTATGCACCAGCCTGGCGCAACCTTCGTCTCGAAGGAGCGACGGGTGGGCTTGGCGCCGCCGAAGACGTATGTCACCAGGCGGCGCACCTCTCGACCGCTGTACCCATCTCGGATGCGCCCGATGCAGATGCCGCCGGGCGGCTGCGTGTCGTCGTTCTTCGGGTCGTACTCGCGCAATCGGAGCGTGTCGCCTTCGCGGAAGTCGCGGTCGAACTCGCGCAGCTCGAAGGTCTTGCGACCGCTCTCCAGGGCGTCGAAGAACTCCGGCCACACCTTCAACTCGTGCTCGATGGGGTCTCGTTCGCCGGGAATCATGCCACCCTCCGCAGGATGCTTCCGTTGGGGCCGGCCTCGACCCGGATCAGGTGGGGCAGGCAGTCGGCTACGTCGGGGATGTGCGTCACCAGGAGCACGAGGGCGAACTGGCGCTGCAACGCGGCGACCACCTCCTTCATCGCCGCGATTCCGGTCGGGTCGAGCGCGCCGAACCCACCCTCGTCGATGATCACGCACTCGATGGGCACGCCCTCGCGGTCGGCGAGGAGCCGGGCGAGACCCAGGCGCAAGGCCAGGTTCGCTCGGAACTGCTCGCCCCCGCTGTAATCCTCGTAGGGGCGCCGGCCGGCGTTGTCCTCGATGAGCACGTCCAGGGTCTCCCGGACTCCGTCGGTGGTCTTGTTCTGCCGCTGCGTCTCCAGGGTGAGACGCATGCCGCGACTCGACACCTGGGCGAGCACGCGGTTGGCCTCGGCCTCGATGATCGGGATGGCGCGCTCGATGAGCACGACGGCTGCCAGGTGCAGGGCTTCGCCGGTCTGCTGCCACAAGCGGGCCTCTGCGAGCTTCGCCTCGACCTCGACCCGCAGGGCGTGGGTCGCCTCGTGGATCTCTTCGGCTCGCTCCTCCTCGGCCTCGGCGGTAGCGTGGGCGCGCTCGGCCCTACTGGCCTCGGCGCGGGCCGTCCTGAGCTTCGTCTCGGTCTGGGTCTGCTCGTTGTCGGCCTGGCTCATCTTCTCGGCGATGGCCGGGTCGAGAACGCACTGGGCGAGGGCGAGGCTGGCGTCGGCGAGGTGGCGCTCGGTGCTGATCTTCCGGGCGAGGGCGGGCCCGTGTTGGTCTTTTGCGGCCTCCACGGCCTCACGCCGGGCGGTTATGGCGCGGATGCTGTGCAGCTCGTCGCGGACGCTGTGCAGGGCCAGTTGCAGGGCGGCCATCTCCTCGGCCGGTGGCAGGGCGGCCAGTTCGTCGCGGATCTGGGTTCCCGTCTTCTCCACCAGAGCCATCTCGTCCGCGGAAGCGGCGGCGCGCTCGGCGGCGGCGCGCTTCGCGGCCGCGGTGTCGGCCACCCTGCGGACCTCGGCCACCCTGGCCTCGGCCTCGCGAACGTTGCGCTCGGCCTCGCGCACGTTTCGCTCTGCGATCTCCACGTCCTTCTGGTAGGCGGCCCGCAGATCGTCGCGCACGGTGTCGGCGACGGCTTTCGCGTCTGCGGCGTCGCGGCGAGCGGCGAGTACGTTGCTGTTGGCCTCTGTGCGTTCGGCCTCGGCGGCCTCGGCGGCCTCGGCGGCATCACGCTGGGCGGTCTGCGCTGCCTCGGCGGCGGCGGTCTGCGTCTCCAGCGTGATGCGGGCCTGGGCCAGTTCTGCGGCGGCGCCTCGTGCGTCTTCGAGGAGCTTGCAGGTGCCGGCGAGGTCGCATTCAGGCGCCCAGTCGTCGGTCTCGGTGTTCTTCCACCGGCTCGTGGCGGCGCATGGCACCTCGTCCAGCAGCGCGGTGCGCTTCTCCAGGCGCGCGATCTCGGCCTGCGTGCCTGCCGCGTCTATCCACAAGCGGCGGGCGGCGCTCTTGGCCTTCTCGCTTGCCTCGATGGCCAGGCTGAACGCAACCCCGGCGGCGTCGGCTCGATCCTCTGCCTCGCGCACGGCGCCCTCGAAACGAGCGGCCTCTTCGCGGGCGCCGACCACGTCTGGGTGTGAGTCGATGTCCACCAGGGCGCGAAGCAGTTCGTCGCGAGCGTGCCGTTCTTCCGCCAGTTCGGCCGTCCGGTCGGCGGCAGCGTTCACCTCGCCGTCGAGGGTGGCTGCCATTGCTTCGGCTACCGCGAGACCTCTCGCTTCGGTTTCGGCCTCGTCGTAGCGGTTCTTCGCCGTCTTCCACGCGCGGCCCAACTCGGCGCGGCGGTCCTCCAGGGCGCGGCGGCGCTCGGCGTTTGCGCCGGCCTCGCTGACGAGGGCCGCGGCGGCGGCCTCGCGGGCCTCGACACTGGGGAGCTTCCTCTCGGCGTCCTCGACCGCGGACCACTCCGCCGCGGTCGATTCGAGCGCGGCGACTTCCCTCTCGACCGCGTCGAGTTGCTGGCGGTAGCGCGTCACGTCGGCCTCCAGTTCGGCGCGCTTCGTCACCAGGCGATGTTGATCGTCCTGAGCGACTCGAAGGCGCACCACGCGGGAGCGGGCGGCCTCGTACAGGCGCTCACAGTCGGCAACGACAGCCTGGGCGTCGAGGCGGACCTGCTCTGCCCAACCTACGTTGTCGCGGGCGGTGGCAAGCGCGGCCCCGGTGTCGCCCTGCCTGTCCAGTTCGCGGCGGACGGCCGCGGCCTCGGTCTCGAAGGTGCCGGCCTTGGCGCGGGCCTGGGCCTGGAGCGCGCGGTACTCGTCGAGGCGCAGAATCTGCCGCAGGATCTCGCGGCGGTCCTCGGGCTTCGCCTCGCAGAATCGGGCCGCGTCGTTCTGGAGCATGAAGGGGCCGTTGATCAGGGTGTCGAAGGTGATTCCCAGGGCCCGGTCGATGATCGCCTGGCTGTCACCCTCGCCCCCGTCCATGTTCTTGCCCGTCTGCGGGGCCCACACCCCGGCCTCGTCGCGCCAGACGTCCAGGGTGGACTTGCCCCGCCCCTTGGTCGAGCGCGTGCGCTTCACCTTCCAGCGCGTGTCGGCGCCCTGGAAGGTGACTGTCACCTCGGCGGTGTCGGCCCCCAGGCGCACCACGCCGTCGGCGCGGCGCCCGCTGCGGCTCTCGCCGTAGAGGCACCAGAGGATCGCCTCGATGATGCTGCTTTTCCCGCTGCCGTTCTCTCCGGCGATGACCGCGCCGCGGATGCCCTCGAAGTCGAGGTTGGCCTCGCCGATGGCCCGGTAGTTCCTGGCGTTGACGCTGAGAAGTCTCATCGGGCACCTCGAAGTTCGGCCACGCGGGCCAAGATGGTGTTGGTGTTCGGGGCGAGATCCGGTCGGCTCTGGCAAGCGGCTTTGACCGCGCCTTCCATGCCCAGGATTTCGTGGCTGTCCTCGACGCGCGACCGGCTCTCGCGCACCACGGCGCAGTCGGCTCGGATGATCCACCCTGCGGTCTTGAGTTGGCGCACCCGGCTGGCGACGCGCTCGAACGTCTCGGGCGAGACCTCCCCCACGACGCGGTAGATGGTCTCGCCGCAGAGATCGGCGTGGCTCGCGCGCTCGGCCTCGACGTGGAACTTCTCCTCGAAGGCTTCGACGGTCAGGGTGCGGAACTTGCGGGCGCCGGGGTACTCGACAAATCGGTGCGCAGCGCCACCGCCCTCGCTGTCGAGGTCGAAGATCGTGACACCCTTGGCCTCGGCCTCCTCACCGAAGTCATGTGCGTCCGGGCTGCCGACGTACCCGTGCATGGTCTCTGGCCACCCGCTGACGCCCTGGCGCTGATGCAGGTGCCCCCAGGCCACCAGGTCGAAGGCGTCGAAACCCTCGCTCCCGATCTGGATGTCGGAGATCGGCACGGTCTGGTGCGGGCAGTAGTTCGCCCCGCGCAGGGTGCCGTGCCCCAGGAGCATCGACTGGAGCCCGATGCGGCGCGCCTCCCCGGCGAGGACGCGGTGGCGCGTGAGCACCCGCTGCAACGCTTCGCTGACCGCTGCGTTGACCGCGTCGGCGCCGCCCTCGACCTGCTCGGCCAGATAGCTCCGTGACGGGTAGGGCACCGGGAAGATCGCCAAGCGCAGGTCGTTGCTCTTGTCGTTGAGGTCGATGCGTCCGAAGTGGTTGTCTCCGGCTTTGAGGTCCTCGACGTTGACAACCACCGGGCTCGGGTGGTCGGCCACGTAGAGCCGGCCGGGGCGCCGGTTGCGCAGGGGGGCGAGCGCGTGCGCCTCTTCGCCGTGGGGCCGGTCGTGATTGCCCAGCAAGAGCACCACGGGCGCCACCTGGCACCAGTCGTCGATGGCCTCGGCGGCCACGCGCTCGGCGGCGGGGGATGGCCGGGGGCGTTCGTAGAGATCCCCGGCGTGAACGATCAGGTCCACTTCGTGCTCGCGGGCCACCTCGCCGACCCAGCGCATCATGCGCCGGGCCTGGGCGAGCACCAGGGGCTCCCCGGTCTCTGAATCGACGGGGTTGAGCCCCGCCAGGGCCATACGGTCGTCAACGTGTGTGTCGGCGACCGCCAGAACGCGGATCGGTTTGTTGACCCAGGGGGCTGAAAACGTGGTCTGCATGTTGGTCCTCGAAGGTGTCGGTGTCGGTCAGCGCATGAACGGCGGGAGATCGTCGGTGTCGGTGTCGTCCGGGAGCGGGATCAGCTTTTCGCGGACGGCCACGCGGCGGATCGGCGGCTGCTTGCGTATCCAGTCCGCGCTGATCTGGTCTTTCTCGTTGCCGAGTTTGCCCTTCTGCTTGGCCAGCTTGATGAGCGCGGACGCCTGGCTTTCGTCGTCCAGATCCTCGAAGCGCACAGTGGGCGCCGGCTCTGGCGCGGCTTGCTGCCTGCCTGCCTGCGAGGGTTCCTCTTCGTGTTCGGCGTCCAGGGCGTCGGCCATGGCGGCGGCATCCTCTGGGCTGATGCGGCGGGCGGTGCTCTCGGTCGGCGGCGAGAGTTGCGCCGGCCCGCGCAGGTCGATCTGGTGTTGCCCTATGGCCCGGCGGCCAAAGAGCTGCGCGACGTCCATGCCGGCCTCGTGCGCGGTGAGCATGAGCGCCACCTCGCGGTTCAGCTCGGCGTCGTTGAACTCGCCGGTGAACACGGGCTTGAGTGCGACGAACGGCCGTGAAAGCTCGGTGTCGGTCATGGTGGCCTTCACGCCCAGCAGCGCGCGGATCACCCTGTTCTTGCTCTTGGACTCGGCCATCGCGGCGATGTGCTCGGCGGCCTGCTCGACCGCTTTCTTCAGTTCAGCCTCCGCGGTGCCGCTCGAACGGTTCTCGCTCCTGGCCTTGGCCACGCGGGCTTCTGCCTGCCGGCGCATGTTCTCACGGGTGGGCGAGGTCGGCCGCAGGTCGATCTCCTTTTCGCGGCTCTCCAGGCGAGCCGTGCCGTCGGCGTCCTTGACGACGCCGGTCGCCCGGTAGCGGGCGTACAGCGGGTCGCTGCCATCGTCGATGCGCCCGCTCTGCTGCGGGACCCATGTGATGCCGGCCGCGGCGGCCAGGCGCAGGAGCGCGGAACCCTTGAGGGCTCGCTCCTTGGCGCCCGGCGGAGTGTAGGTGTCCTGGGCAGCGTCGATGTTGACCGCGGCCACGGTGACGCTGAAGCCGGGCCGCAGTTGGCCCAGCGCGGACATGGGCGTGATGAGGTTCACGTTGCGGGCGATGCTGTCCAGCATCTCCCGCAGCGCGTCCACGTCGCGGTGGGTGCCGACCGGCACCAGAGCGGTCACCGAAGACGTCTTCGAGCCGCGGTCGCCCGGCGGCGGGCTCTGGGGTGGGGTGTTGGTCCTCATGGTCCTCTCGGTCGGTGTGGTCAGGCCGTGGCCTGGTGATGCGCCATCGTCGGGTTGTACTTGGCCGTCCAGGTTGCGTCGTCGGCGAACCAGAACGTGACGGCCTCGTCCCGGGGTATGTCGAGCATGTCGGACGCCTCGAAGAGGGCCTGCGTCTGGCCCAGACCGTTCCTGATGTTGGCGATGATCCTGCGCGCCTCCTTGGTCTGGTCGGCGGGCGAACTGTCCGGCTGTCCAGCTCGGATTCGCAAGCAGTCGGTCAGGTTGTGATACCCGATCTGCATCGCGCGGAACCGGGCCCGAACGATGAGCCGGTCGTCCTTGGGTTTCGTCTCGTGTTGCGGCATGTGGTCTTGCCTCCTTCCCGAGAACCTTAAAGCCACGCTACCGCTGCGTCAAGCGGAAAAAAATGCGCGTGGCGGTTGACGGCGTTTCGGCGGAGACGGAGTATGGCCAGGATGAAAGCCTCCCCATCGACCACGAGCTTCGGCTCGCTCGTCGGCAAGATCATGGCCAGCCCGCTCGGGCAACACCAGGCGTGGGCGCTCATTGCGTTGGCGAAGACCTGCGACAACCAATGGCGCTCGGACGCGCCGGTAAAGCGGCTCGCGGCGTTGGCTCGGCTGGGCACGACG